ATTAACTACTATATCTACGAATTTAGGAATAATAGGAACAGGTTTCCAATCTAAGTTTAAATAAGATAAATCTCCATTTATAGATAATTCATCTTTATATTTTTGTACTGACTGTTCACCTCGTGCATATAATCTTCTTACGTGAAATAAGTTATAGTTATTAGAATATCTTTGTCCTCCTAATGAATCAGCCCACCATTCTCCTTCTATCGCTCGTGCAACTCTTAATCCGTATTCCCAACTCATTTTCTCAGCTTCAGGTACTACCTGATCTGGGAAAGAACTTCTTGTGTTAGTATAAATCATTTATTGTAATATTTTAGAAATATAACCTTTGTTATTGTATCGCTTAAAGCCTAGGTCTAATTTTTTCATTGTTCTCTTAGCAACAGGTCTGTATTTATTTCTATTACAAGCCATGATAGCTAAACCAGAACTAATAGTTGCATCATGTTTAGTTCTGTTGTGTATATTAAATTTTGCCCAATCTTCTAGGGTTCTTTGAAAATGCATTGAGCCATACCCCATTTCTGTTAATCCTACATAGTTTTCTATATAAGACTCAATTGCAGCAGCATGTGCTTGTTTTATATCCTCACTAGAATTTGGCATTCCTCCAATTTCTTGTTCTGCTGTAGATAATTTGTTCCATACTTTATCTGGTCTATTCATACTATATCCTCGATATCCTCTTCTTTTTAAATAATAAAGTAACCTCGGTTTGTTATTTTCCGCTAGTATTGGCATTCCATAAAAAACTAAAGACATTAAAACATCTTCAAAAAATATTTCTGCAGTAGGAGGTCTTTCTATATATTCTAAAAAAAACTGATGAGGTGGAGCATCTTCCATGCTAAACTTAGTTAAACCATGTAAAGATCCTTTCGATCCTCTTCCGTCTACAGTGCCAGATATATCGTAACTATCACACCCAAAAGCTCCAACATGTTCATTAGCTGGATACTTCATTCCATTTTTTATAATTACTTGATTTTGAAGATTTTTAGGTGGAATCCAAGATATCAAAAACCTTCCATCATTATTAGGATAAAATTCTACTTGTGTATCTTTAATACCGTTATTCCATTGAAAATTTCCACGAGTTACATTAGCAGCGTTATTTAACTCTTCGTTGTAATCTATTTGCTCGTATATTTTAATTAAATTAAATAATGATTCTTGAGTCTCATCTCTAAACGCGTGCTTCTCTGTTCTAGGAAATTGTCTGTAATATTCATTTAAAGCATCTTGATCACTTTTTAATCCATCAACTTCATTTTCCCAATGCTCTATTACGCCAATGTTAATATAGTTACCATCGATACCTTCAACTGGTTTTTCTGGAGTATCGAATACGGGGTAACCATATCTATCTATAAAACCTTCATAATTCCATTCCATTGGAATAAACAAAGAATATAAACCTTCTTTAGTCTGACCGTTTCTATTTCTTTCTAAACAATTAGAACCGTAGTAAATATCTTTAAAGTTTTGACCTCCTTTATCTAGCGCGTTAGAAGTAGAACCCATCATACATTTACCAATAATTCTACTACCTAACCTTAAACAAGTTTTTGTTACTTTCCAATTGTTTTTAATATTGTCAGGTCTTTCCCATTTACCACTTTCATCATGTCCTAATAGTTTTAGTTTTTCACCATCATAACTATTATCTCCAGTGTTTTTCCAATCAATAGTAGTATCTAATCCTTCTAGTTCTCTAAGCTCTTCATTAACCTCCAACTTTCTACGTGTGAGTTTAGATGCCGGAACCCTATATGCCAATTCGGTTTTAGGGCGATCCATACCATCTTGGATTGGTTTGAAGAAAAACGGATAGTTAACCGAGATTGGTACAACTTTATCTGTGAACATTTTTTTAGCATCTGCACCAGTCTTAGATAAAATCCCGTATCTACTGTCGGATGATATGGTTGCTTGATTAACAAGTTCAGCTGAACACATAAAGGAAAAACCGGACCGTCTGTTTTTAAGGTAACACATTCCATATGCTCTAGTGTCGGCCTTACAAGCTTCCCAGTGAATAAAGAATAATCTATTTGCTTCTCTATAATCTGGCGCTCCAACATCAATTTTTGACCATTGCAAGTACATGTAATGAGTACCAGTAATGTAAGTAGGTAAACCTTTATTATAAAACCAAAATCCTTCATCTCTTCTTTTAAACTCTTCATCTATATAATCCCACCACTTCTCTCTAAAATCCTGTGGATACTTTTCCCAATCAAATCTATTTTTTATTTTTTTAAGTTCTTTTGGGTATTCAAATTGTTCCCAATATTGTTCCGTTTTATCTTCGCTTCGTTTATACGGTTCATAGATTGCTGGTAAAGCAATGCGGAGATTTTGAATTTCAATGATCTGTTCAATTTGCCCAGTTTTACTTATACAAATAAAATCATATTCAGGATTATAACCATATTTCCATTTTTTTAATCTATTTTGTTTAGATAAAATTTTAGGATTTACAATATCTTTAACTTCCTTCCAAAGCGTTTGCTGATACATTACTTACTTCTTTTTTCAGCAAAACCTCTAAAAGTTTTTACTTCTTCGACTTGCTTAGGTTTGTCATTTAATATATCCTCTTCCTCTTGTACTCTTTGTAATATTTCAAAAGCATCAAAAATTGCTAACTTCTTGGTGGCAGCTGCGTTCTTGAGTCGGTCCGCAGTCACATCCTCCCCCGTGTCTACAATCGGTTCCTTCGCTACTTTGATCAATTCTTTCACTGCGATTCGCCCAGCTTGGATTATATTCTTTTTCGTTTCCTTTGTTGTCATATGTTACTATAATATCATGAGATTTCATACAAAATAAAAGTTCATTATTTATTATAAACTCAAACTCTCTACCGTTTCTATAACCCACTATATCTCCTTTGTGGATACCAACGCTTGTAAGATACTCATTTGAATAATATAAAATTCCTAAATTAGATTTAAATTGTTTGTTAGTGTAAAGTGAATCGCTTTTTATTGGTTTTATAAAACACCTATCATTAAAGGTTTTCCAATCGCTGTTTGTTCTATATAAATACACTTGTTCGGGTGAACAAAAAAACATATTATCTTTAAAAAAAGATTTACTATTTTTTTCTCTTCCCTTAACATCATACCATCTTCTAAAAATATTGTGATGAACAATTATTTCCATTCCTACTTTTAGCGGAGTGTTATATGCTTTTGGAGTTGCTATAATTTTAGCGGTATTATTTATAGCTTTAAAAGTTTCTATAGATGTATTTAATATTAAGGTTTTGTCATTAACTTGTTTAGAATTATCATAACGATTACCAATAGGCTCTATTATGAAATCATATAAACTATTCACTATATTCTAAGTCAAACTCTACCGCTATAGCCATATTGTGATTAAATCTTTTCCAAGGAAGCACTTCGTTATCTTTCTTTATATAAATCATATACTCTCCTTGTTCTGGTTCTAGTATGTCACAAATAGTATGACCTCCATAAACAGATTGTCCGATAGAATAATGCATGGCCTCATTTTTGTAATCTGAACCAATACTTATTTTTCTAATTTTATTTAACATCTTCTACTACTTTTAATTTAGATTCTTCTTCAATTTCAGTGTATTCACCTGTCTCCACATTGATGTTAACTGATCCATATTCTTTTTCAAGTTCTTGTTTAGTTTTTTCTACCTCTATGTTTATCTCTCCAAATTTATGAAGTAATCCATGTTTTTGAGCTTCTAAATATCCTACTTGATTTAAAATATCGTTTAATTCTTTTTGTTGTCCTTGAATTGTTTTTAATTGTTCTTCTTTTATTTTTTTCATTTAATTAAATTTTAATTATTATTAATTACACATAGTAATTATCTCTAGTTGCCACGAAGTTGGCGGTCATTTCTGTTTCATTAAGTGCGGTAGTAAAAATACCAAAAATTCCTAAGTGTCCTACAAAATCTTCAGAAACTGCGTCAATACCATTAAATATGTTTACATTATTAAAATCAAACTCATCCATGTCTAGTCCAGAAAATTCTTCAAACCACATTCCTTCTGCATTTACTGGAACGGTAGCACCAGTTCCATCACCATTTTCCCAATCCCAATTTGTTGTTGTTGCTGGAGCTACTGGTGGGTTAGCTATTGCCCAATCTAAAGAACTTTTACATCCTATACCCATTTTCACAATTCCATCATTAGTAGCAGGTCCAGTAGCTGGAGTACTACATACGTTAACAAAAATCCATTCAGTAGATAAATCTGCTCCTCCAGATGCACTGTGATCAGTTAGTTCAGGATATGTAAATGTTGCTAAAACTGGACTAAAAGAATATACAAAATCTCCATTGTCCAAATACATGGCTTGTTCATAATTAACCCCACCGTCAAAATCTACTAACGTTTGATAACTAGAAGCTAAATTATAAGGTCCTTGAATCCAACCACTGAATGTAGTTAAATTGCTAATTGCAACTCCTAAATCACTTGCTCTAACTATTCTATTAGAACTTGTTCCACCCATACTGTAAAAAGGCGCACCTGTTGGATTGTTAGGTTCTGCATTGCCATCTACGTAATATTCAAACGTACCACCAGAATTGCTCGAAGTAGTCATATCTCCAAAACTATTAGATAGTAAATTATCTATATCACTTAACCCTGCAATAGACCCAGAAACTGCTTGATTAAAAGATTTAGGGTTATGATACATTAATAAATTTGAGGTATCATATTCTATTGAAGGTGGATAGTTCAATGCTTCCAACATGTTTTTAAACTTGGTCCAATAGAACGTTGTTCCATCGTAGGTATAATGAAACAATACTGGATTAGCTCCTAAGGATACATCACCATCAGGTAATAAACTTTTCATTGTTGCAGCACTACCGTAATCTTCATCTGGTAATTTATAATCCGTGGATGCGCTTGGATCTATAATCATCCAACCTTCACTTCCATCAGGAAATTCTCCAATAGAATCTACAGTTATTATGTTGGTTAAACCAGCACCTAATGTTATTTTTATATTAGGTCCATCAGTAACATAATCCCAATCTATAGTATTACCTGCAACTAGAGTTGTAAAAGCAGAAGAACCTCCAGCACTAGGAGTTACCCACTCTACATTACCGTTTACATCTTTAGCAGATAATACATCTCCTACTGAAGGAGCTGAAGGCAATGTTATTTTTAGTTCTCCATCAGTATCTAACTCTAGCTCTCCATTGGTTTGTCTATTAC